AGGACAGCAATCTCCGTATGAGTCTATAGGTAATAACCAACAAAGTATTATACAGTCTTCTAATCAAACTGAGAAATGGTTCTACATGCATAATTATGTAAAAGAAAGAACCGTTGAGAACTATATTGAAATTTGTAAAGTAATCTATAAGGAAAATCCATTGAAGGCTTCTTATATTCTTTCAGATTTAAGTATAGCTACATTGAATACAGAGGTGGCAGATTTTGCAAATTATAACTATAAAGTATTTATTACTAATACATTAAGAGATACAGAGATTATTAGTCAATTGAAAAACTTAATTCAACCTATTATCCAAAATAGTGGAGGAGATTTAAGAGTGGCTACAGAAATTCTCACTACAGAGAATGCTACAGAGGTTAAAAACATCATTGCTAGAATTCAAGAGCAAAAAGAAGCTAAAGAAGAGCAAATGCAAAAATCTCAACAAGAGCAACAAATGCAAATGCAACAAATGCAGATTCAGGCTAAACAAGAGGAATTGAAGACTCAAAAACAAATGGCTGATGATAGAAATGCTGTAACATTAAAGTCTGCTGAATTGAATGCTCAGAGATTACAAAGAGCTAACGATATTGACCAAGATGGAACAAACGATTTGATTCAATTACAAATGGAAAAAAACGAAAATGAGTCAAGCGTAGAGCTTAATGATGCTAAAATAGCACAGATACAACTTCAGAATAAAAAAATTGAAACAGAAATTCAGATGATGAAACAAAAAGGTAAAAAAGATTAATCCCTTATAAACACTGAGCTCACCAATTAATTTTTTTATTATAAGAAAAAAATAATTTATAAAAAAATAATTTTTTTTCAATTTTGCAGTACAAAACAATTATTTTACACACACATAAAACAAACAAATATGCAAGAGAGCAATTTAGATTTTGACATTATAGAATTCAATGACGATCTTTTAGATGATAACAATTTGTCAGATAAAATAGAATCTATAAACGAAACAGAGGAAACAAATAAAGAGGATGATGATGAAGACCATGACTCTTCCCTAGTTAATCCTGATTTAATAGATGAAGACAATATTGATGATCTTGATCTTAATGAAGAAGAGAAGCAAGCAATCTTAAACAAGAAGAAAGAAGCTGCTTCTTCCAAAGAAGAAGATGAGGAGTCTTCAGACGAAGATGACGAAGAAAATTCAGAAGTAGATCCTTTAAAAATATTTGCTTCAGAATTACAAGAGAAAAACCTTTTAAATCTCCCAGAAGATTGGGATGGATCAGAAGATGCCTTGTTTGAAGCTTATGAAGCTACTTTAGATGAAAGAGCTCTAAATTTAGTAAAAAGCTCATATAAAATAGATGATCCTAGAGTGGATGGTGTTCTTAACTTTTTAAAGCATGGCGGAAATATTGATGATTATATCAATTTACACGCAGAAACAAATTGGGTGGATGTAGACATTGAAGATGAGGATAATGCTACAGCTCTAGTAAAGACATATTTAACTTCGGTTAAGAATCTTGAAGAAGAAGAGGCAGAATCGTTATTGGATGGGTATAAAGAAAAAGGAAAGCTATTTAATCAAGCTAGTAAGATTCAAGCTGATTTAAAAGTTTTCAGAGAGAAACAAGAAGATGATCTTATCAAATCTCAGCAAGAATATGCTCGTATCCAAAGAGAAGAGTATATTAAGAGTGTAAATAAAATCAGACAAACTATTCAAAGTGGTAAGAGTGATAATGTAGTTATTGCTAAAAACCAAAAAAGTAATTTTGAAGATTTTATCTTTTCTCCACAAGAGATAAGAAACGATAAGGGAGAGGTTGTAGGAAGAGCTACAGGATTTAAACAAAAATTAAATGAGTATCTTTCTGATCCTGAAAAAATGGTAGCATTAGCTTACAAAATATTTGAAGGATTGTCAGATAAGTCAGATAAAATTGAAGTAGCTAGTAAAGAAAAAAGCAAGTTGGCGGAAAGTTTAAGAAGAGCTTCTGGAAAAACAAAACCCAACACAATTAAATTAGAATTCATAAATTAAATATTCAAAAATAAAATTAAATTAACATGAAATTATCACAAAGTAAATTCGGTATTATAAAAGCTCCTACGATCACAGGTGATCGTAACTGGGGTATGAACTATACCAACTTAAACAATCTATATGCTGCTGGTTTGATTAAAACAGACGTAGATGCATTAGGCGGTATGGGTCAATTAGCGTCAATGAAAACATTGTTTGACGGTACTGCACCATTATTGGAACTTGCACAAGGTTCTGACACTATCACTATTGAAGGTGACAAAGTAGAATGGGAATTCATGGTTTCAGGATACAGACCAGCTCTTATCGTTGAAGACGTTGAACCAGGAAACTTGACAAAAGGTCTTGCTCAAAGAGAGTTTAGAATTAAACTTGACATTGGAACATTTGTAGAAGGTGATACATTGGTATTCACTGACAGCAAAAAATTCAACATGCGTGTAAGCAAAGCTCCAGTTAAAGAAGGTTCTTTCACAGTGTACACAGTAAAATTGATGACTGATAGTCCAAACTTGTTTGTTGACAACAGTTTGTTTACACCAGGAACAAGAGTAATGAAAATGCACTCTACTTATTCTGAGGCATCTGTAAAAGGTGGTTCAATGAGTGTTGATGCTATCGGTAAAATTAAATTCCGTTCTGGATTGACAAGATTTAGAAAGCAATACCAAATGACAGGAGATGCTGCTCAAAGAAGATTGAACGGTAACTTGTCTGAGGCAGATTTGTTGATCTTGGCAGGAAGAAAAGCAGGTGAGAGCCAACAAGCTTTCCAAACAAGAATTGCTAACGCATTGAGCAAGAAAAATACAGGTAACATGTATATCACTTCAGTTGCTGAGGTTAAATTCAACAAAGAATTTGAAATGGAAAAAGAACTTCACTTGATGTATCAAAGAAGTACTTCTACAGTTATTGACGAGTCTACAGGATACTTTGTAAACCAAGGACCAGGTCTTCAAGAGATTTTGGAAGATGGATACAGAGAATTCTATAACACTTTCTCTATTGGTCTTATCAAAGACTTCTTACAAGATATATTCTTCGGAAGAGTTGCTTACGATCAAAGAAATGTTGTAATGTGGACTGGAGAGATTGGATTGAGATTGTTTGATGAGGCTATCAACCAAATAACTCAAGGTTTCTTCAAAGATATGAAAGATTATTTCATTAAAACAGATGGTGCTTCATTGGTACCAGGTGGACCAACAGGATTGTCTTACACTGAAACTCCATATACTCAATACAAATTGAAATTTGGTGGTTCATTGACAGTTATGCACATGAAAGCTTATGATGACGTAACATTCAACACTATCCTAGATGAGAATGGTTATCCAGCAGAGTCTTCAAGATTTACATTCGTTAACTACGGATTGGGAGATGGTTTTGGTAAAAACATTTCTTACTTGAAATCTAAGAGAGATGTAGCTTATGGTTTCGAAGGTGGATTGTCAAATCCTTACGGTAACAACCAAGGTTCATTGATGTCTCACGCAGGTGACTTCTGGACAGTACATAGAATGGAATACGCAGGTATCATGGTAAAAGATGTTACAAAATGCGGTGAGTTGATTCCAGCAGTATTAAGAGGAAAATAAAACCTTTATAGGCCTTAGGGTATGAGCCCTCTAATCATACCCTTTTTTCTATCATTGGATAGAGGATAGCAGGAGGGAGGTATGGATCTCTCTGGTCTCATAAGCCAGTTTAACCAGTTCGAGTCTGAGTCGTTGCTACTATTTTTATTAATCACACAAACAACAAAACAATGAGTACACTAACAAACAAGAAGGTAAAAATTTACCCAAACATTAAAAAGAATAAGCATTGGCAAGTAAATATTGACCCTGCTTATAGACAAGCTTCTGAAAGCTATGCGTTTTTGGCTAATGCTAACACATTTAGACCACAATTTGACGAGAATGCTTACAGATACCATCTAGGCCCTACCAATAGTAGGTATACTGATGAACAAATAAATGAATTAGTAAAAAAACTTGCATTAAATGACGAGTATACTAATCAAAAAATAACTTCAGCAGATCCTTCTAATAGAAAGGACCCTTTCTTTACTCATAGTAAATGCAGGGCTAAATTAGGAAGAGATATTCAAGTTCTTGACCTAAATAAACCGACAGAAGAATTGATTTATGCAATTATGTCGGCAGATTCAATGACAGTAATAGGAGAGACTTCTCTTTCTAAACATCCTGCTGCAGAGTGGATCATTGAAGATGAAATAGCAGACGCTACTGTGAGAGAATCTAAGCGTGAAAAAACAAGTAAATTACACGAAAGATACAATAAACTCACCCTATCTCAAAAAAGAGACATGTGTACCGCACTAGGTATTAAATTGACAGGAGATGAGAAGGAAGTAATTATAGAAGACTTGTTGTATTCTAAAATTACCGAAAATAGTAATAAAGAAACTTTGGCAGCTATTCAAGATTTATTTATTGAGTTGTCAGATTCTAAAAATAAAGCAAAATTGGAAGTTACTATCAATGTTGAGAAAATGTACCAATACGCAGTGTTAAGAAAAGAAAATATAAAAGTATTCTTCAATGGAGAGCAACTTCAAACAGATACTATGAATATTATTGATTTCTTACAAAAACCAGAAAATTCATCACTATATTTAAGCCTAGAAGAGGCTTTAAAAGCTAAAATGAAATAATGTTTTCAATAAAAGAAGCCCATTATAAATTTAAACAACATGCAAACAAGGTAGATGGGTTAAGAAACGCTAACTTTCTTATACCTCAGATAGACGAATACCTTTTTGAAGCTTACATAATTTATATTGAAAACATTTGTGAGCAATTAGAGATAAACCAAAAAAGAAGAGATGACATAAGGGAGCTGGAAATAAAAAATTTTCCACTCCCAGTCACTAAGGTAAACGAAGACTATTACACTGCGGATCTCCCAGCAGATTATTATAGATATTTAGAGTCCTATTCTGTATGCTTTACAGATAAATGCCCTAAAAAAACTATTAAGAATTTTTTCATACAAAAGGATGATATTTACACAAATGATCCTATGTTTAATTCTTCCTATGTTTTTGAAAGAGTAAACATGGACATGTCTGGAAATAAGTTATACTTATACTATGAAGGCTTCGATATAGAAAAAATATTTCTTTCTTATATTAGAAAACCTTTAAGGCCTGGAAATCCTCAAGATTTTACCTATGGAGGAGGACAATATAACCTTCCTGATGGTACACCTGCTGTTCAAAGAGATATAGAAATAAACTCAACTTTCCAAGCAAACAAAATTATAGATATTGCAGTATTAATCGCAATGAGAGATGTAGGCAATACTATAGACTTTGAGTCACAATTAAATAAAATTTTAAACATATCAAAAATTTAACAAACCTTAAATAAATTTAAAAATGAGATCAAGAATTCAAAAACAAATGTTCCTTCCAACTGCCGCAGTAGCAGGTAGTGCGACAGGATACGGTATTGTTGCAACGGGTACTGCATTTTACAATGCTACTACTAAACAATACTTACTAAGACCAGGTCAAATTGGTTTTTACAACGCTGAAACCAATACAGCGGTAGATGCTACTACTATTGTAGGAGTAAAATCTATTTTTATTGCAATTGGAGTAGATAAAAATCTTTCTAAAACAAGTTCAGACAATGTAAGATTGGCTTCAGGTGAGACTATTACATCTTGTTCAATGGATGATGCAAGTGTAAAAGCTCCTCAAACTGGACAGTCTAACAAAGCGAAGTTTAACTTCTCTTGTACAGATTGTTCACAAAACTATTCTATTGGAATCAGAATTAACGATCCTACATTGAACTTTTTCTACCCAGAAAACAGATACCATGTAGAATTGATTTCTGTTCAATCAGAAGAGTGTCCTTCTTGCGATGGTGATTGTAATTATACACATGACTGTGAAGAAGTTGCTTTGAAATTGAAAGCAGAAATTGAAGGAAACGAGTTGTTGTCTAAATATGTTCAAGAAGTAAGAACTTCTGCAGACCCAGTTTCTCCAATTACTCCAGCGGCAGGTTTCTCTTGTGCAATCGAAGTTACTTTCAAAGTAAACACTGCAGATTGTGGATGTTTCCCTCCAGCAGAAGCTATTGTTGATAGATACACTATTGGAGCTATCCAAGTTATCTTAGGTTCAGCATGGGCTCCAAATTCTACAAGTGTTTCTGTAGATAATACAGGAATGAGATTACCAGAAGGTCACGGTGCTAAATTGCAGTGGGAAGAGTATCTTGAAATGCCAGGCGGTACAGGCTTTGATGGTTTGAACAGCGAAGTTGAAACTACAGGAGCTCCTTACTATGCTCAATTGAACGTATCAAGAACTAAAAACTTGCTAGTTGACTGTAATCAATCATATTGCCAATATGTACTAGGATACCATACAGTTTCTCCAAATGAGAATGCAAACAGTATGAACTGGCATCCAAACTTTATCACAACTATTCTAGTTCCAGAAGCACATACTACTACTCAAACAGCAGTAGAAGCTACTTTGAATGCTTTTGTTACTACAGGGCCTTGTGGTAAAACAATTAGCCTAAATTGTATATAAAAAATATTATTAAGTAAAATTAATTAATATATTGTTTTGTGTGTGGAGTAGGTGGCAGAGGAAACTTTGCCGCCTATTTTTTTTTATACATATAACATAAATTTTATAATATAAAAATTAATACTTACTTTTGTTAAATAAAATATAAATATACATGAAAAGAATTAATATTATTTCAGAGACAATTTATAAAGGACAACACAAACTTGTAAATCAAGGTGCCTTTATCAATATGGCAGACTTGA